GCATGATCGCTATCGAGTCCTTCAAGAAGACCTGTTCTTTCCCACTTGGTGAGAAGAGCAGCACCTTCTTCACGGAGACTACGATTAACGATGCCTTCTGTTAGTTTTTCTAATACTTTAGACATAAGTTATCTCCTTTTATTTTATTGATTAATGTCTTTTAATTCCAGCAAGAAGTTGGAACCTGTCTGTCATCTCATTCAATAAAGAATCATTATTGGTTGTTCTTCTTGTAATAGTGTGGGAAGGTCTGTTGATTGCTTCGTGAAGCGATTCTTTTCTGCTTGATCCAACTGAACCAGCAGACGCTGCACTTTGAAGGGTTTCGTAAATAACCTTCGCATCGCTTGTTGTGTTTGCCTTTTGAATCGACTCGACAATAGAATTCTTTTGGCGAGCATTAAGCGATTCGTTTGTAAGGACTTTGTTTTGATACAATAGTTTAGAATTTAAAAGTGCGGTGTCTTCCAACCTTTCTTTTAATGCTTCTATTGTTTCCAAAAGTGTTTTGTTTTGTTCTGAAAGTCTTGCCTTATCTTTTTTAAGATTTTCGGTGATTCCGGCAAGGTCTTTCATTCCTTGTTGTAGTTTAGCAAATTCTTCTTTTTGTTTTGTGTCTGCCAAACGAGCAAGGTTAATTTTTTGTTGTCTTTGGCGGTCGTGTTCTGGGCGTCCTGCCCAACCTGTAAAGTCGCCGTCAGTAATATCGACAACCAATTCTTCTTGGAGGACTTCTTCTTCAAGTTCTTCTTCAAGAACATCTTCGGCCATTTCTTCGTGAGTTTCTTGTTCTTCTTCTAGTTCTTCCACTTCTTCTTCAAGTTGTTCATCGAGACCCAAAGCTTCGCGCAAAGCATTCATATCAACTTCAACGACTTCTTCATCTTCTTCTGCTGGTTCTTCTGTTTCAGCTTTTATTGCTTTAACAATTCTATCACCCAAAGCAGATTCAGGAATTCTTACTTCCTCTGGTTCGCCAGACACTTCTTTTTCTGTCTGTGCTGGTTCTGGTGGGGCAACAGGATCGTCGCCTTCGGTTTGTTCCAACAATGTATTCATTGCTGAACGGACTTGTTCGGCGTATTGTTCTATTATCTTGTTTTCTGCCGTTTTAAGGGCGGCTTCTCTTAACAACTTGGCGTCAAGGATGGCTTCTTCTAAAAGAGATGGCATTAATATAGTCTCCGTTAAATGTAAAATCTCAAAATAAATAGTATCTTATTAAGAGAAAATACTATCTGTTTTGAGATTCTGTCTTTTGCTTCTTTGCTTTTAGTTTATCAAGAACTTTTTTCCGCTTTCTTTGGCGTCTATTTTCTTGAACTGATGGTTTCTCATAATACTCATATTTTCTTAATGTTTGTAGGAAACCTTCTTTCTTTGTTTTTTTTAAAAACTTTCTAATTGTTTTCTCGATAAATTCGCCTTGCTTTGGAACTACCGAGACATTCACTGCTTTTCTTCTACTCATAAAACCTTCTTGTTTGTTATACGTTTGCCGAACCAGACCAGTTTGAACCGGATGGTGAATTGGCTGAATTGTTGATTGCGTTTGTTGGGATAAATGTAAGACCAGCGATAACATCGACCGATGTTGATCCAGAAAGCCAAAGTTCTGTTGCTTTTACTTCATAGACATTTGAGAACGGCGGTAATGCTGTTCCTTCTCCGGCTGCTGTCAAGTTTGGGATAGTAAAGTATTTACTTCCTTCAACACCATTTTGCGAAAAACCAATTTTTAGTATTCCATCCCCGACATTAGCAACCTGAATCCATCTGGTGACATAAGGAAACGATACGCGGGTTGCGTTTGTCGCATTAATCCCACCAGTAACAAAAGGCATACCTGACACTTGGTATGACCCAACATTGCCTAAACCTACGCTGTAAATGAAAGATTGTGACATTTAATTATCCCTTTTTACCTTTAACTAGTGCGTTCCAATTTTTTCCACCGAGAGCAACAATGCCGGAAATATCCACACCAGCATCATCAGGAGCCAAACCAGCAAGTGGAGACCCTTGTGTTGTTTGTGATTGTTCTGGGATTCTTGTTTTTTCGACGCCTTCAAAAATATCAACGCCTTTGAAAGCATCTTTTCCAATCGCATCCAGTAATTCCTTTTTTCTTTTTTTAACTTCGTCTGGTGTTGGTCCTGAACTCACAGGTTGTTTAAAGATTTGCTTTGATTCTTGGATTACTTGTCCTTGCATTCCTTTTGCAACTTCTGCAACAATTCCAGACAAAACGCCACTTTCAAAAAGAACTTCTTTTACAGTTTCTTTGATAAGTGGTTTTAATAGTTTTTTAATTTCGTTAATATTCATAGTATCACTTTTTTAATATTGATTCTATCAAAGATTTAACTTTTGATAGTTTATCTTGTTCTTTTGATTCTCTTACAACTTTATCCATAAATGCCAAAGGTGTTGAAGGTTCTGAAACAATATCAAAACAAATTAACTGGAAGTCATCTTCAACTATTACTGCGCCTTTGGATTCGCGGACAGAACCAAGACCGCGTGATGAAATACCTATCTTAACTCCGTCATTGATAAGAGCGCGAAGTGTCATACCAGAAGGTGTTGATAGAACTTTAATTTTGCCCATAAGAGCATTTCCGTCCCACCACATATCAGTTACCATATGAGATGAGTTTTTTAAATTAACAACAGAGTCGTCAGGGTGGTCTAATTCTCCAACTGCTCTGTTGTCTTTTACAACGGACATATATTTTTGAACTTCTCTTTTAAGAACATTTAAAGGATACTTTCTTCCGTTTCCATTTAATCTTTCTGCTTCGTGCATTTTACCAATCAAATAAACAGAACGACCATCCGAGACTTCGCGCTTTTCTGCTTCTGTTAGAAGGTCAAGGCAAAATCCGTCTGGACATAGTTCATAGAATTCTCTTAAAAGTTTTTGACTCATTTATTGTCCTCTTGTTTAAAAAGCGGGCGCAACCCGCTTGAGCTATGCTCCGCTACAGCAACGACGAACTGGTTGTAACATCCACTTAGTCATTTTGGCCTCCCTTTGTAATCTTTATTCCATAATCATTCACTATCATACTTAACAAGTAAGATGTGCCTGCCGAAGTCCAACCGCAAATAAAGAAATTTGCAATTGTTTGTTCAAAATTAAATAGTTCTGTGTAAGGAGAAAGTAAAAACAAAAATGCCCCGCTATAAAAGATTTAAATATCTTTCCAAATGATATTATGTATTATCTTAAAAACATGGCGCTCGCTTATATTGAACATAGAAGCAAGCGCATTCATTTTAATGCCTTCTTCCTCTCTTAACTGACGAATTCGTTTAATAATTTCGATATTTAATTTTGACTTTTTGCGACGAGTATCCGTGGAAGATTTTGTTCTTCTCTCTATAACCTCTTTCGTTAAATTCCATTTATAATCGCTTTTATCTAATTCTTTCATTTTTTTGATAGTTTCTTCTTTATGCTTTTTACCATAAAAAGGATTCTTTTCGCCCCTGCGAGATTCACTCATTTTTCTTCTTGTTTCTTCCGAAAGTTTCTTACCGTAATTTGGATTTTTCGGACCCTTTCTGTTTTCAGAAAGATTTTCTCTGAATTTTTCACTGCGTTTCACGCCTTCACAACTAAATGCTTTGGGGGATATATTATATCCGTTCCTCCTTGTATAACATCCTACCTTATCCATCCAGAATTGCTCTCTAATTAAAAGATCTTCGATTTGATCAACTATCTCTAAAACAGAAAACTCAAAACAATCTTGTCCGTATTTATTCCAAGCGTTTTGTAGGCGAGAATTGCAATGTTTTCCGGCGATAAGTTCTGTTTTGTGTTCTCTGACTCTTTTCTCATAGTTTTTAGTAGATCCAACATACACCAAATTGTTGCTAGTATTTCTAATTTGATAAATGGCTTTTATTTCAGACTTGCTCATACAGTAAATAGTATCTCAACATCTATTGGACTTTAGTTTGGGTTGTTATTTGAATCCCGTAATCATTTACGACCATAGAAAGCAGATACGAAGTCCCAGCAGATACCCACCCACAAATAAAAAAGTTTGCTATTGTGAATTCAAAATCAAACAGCTCTGTCCAAGGGCTGATAAGGAAAAGGAATTTTCCAACCCAGTAACCCATACACAGCGGGCAGTGGAATAACTTACCAAAACCCCATAACCATTCTTTTGATGGTCTTACCCAATTAAAAATAGAAGCAAAAATAATAAGGTAAGTAAGCCCATAAGAGCAGAGAATGAACCAAGCAAGTTGTAGCATTTTTCCTCCAAAATCTATTCTTCGTAAGTGTAAGCTTGCCAGTAAGGACCGTAGTTGTATCCCGGACGAAGTGTTCCCTTTGTTGTTTCTTGTGGGACTTCGCCAAGTTCAGTAGACATTTCTTGGTTTGGATCAAGCAAAGAATCTTGGGTTATCGCTTCAAGTTCTTGGGCGATTTCAATGTAAGGTCTTTCTTCTTGCATCCAATCGTGAATGTTAATCAAAAACAGATTTTCCATATTGTAGTTTTCATCAGAAGGTTTGTAGATTGCTTCAAGCGATCCGTAAATGGAACCGCCTTGTATTGAATCTGGTTTTATCATTCCTCTTTTCAATAAAAATTTAAATAATCTATCTGACGATTGATAAACTGCTTCTGAACTTCTGCCTTTTGGAATTGTAATAACTCTTGTAAATGGTTTCTTTTGAATAACAATATCAAAATCGTCGTGATCGAAAATCATAAGATCGCCTGCTGGACTTGTTTTAACATTAAGTTCTAAAACAAATACTTTCTCTGGTTTTGTTGCATCACCAATTTTGATTGTTATTGCCATTATTCGATTTCCTTTGCGATAGATTGAAGTTTCAAGATTTTCTCAAAGGATTCTTCGTCAAGTGGTTTGTTTTTAAAAGATTCAATTAAGTTTAATGTTCTATCCAAATATTCTTTCATACTTTCATCAACAACCGCTTTTTTAATGCTTTCTTTAATTCTATCAAGTTCGTTGTAAAGGAATAATCTAAACATTGATCCGTCGTCTTGAAAAGATAAAACATAATTGTTAATTAATTGTTTTTGCTCTTCAAGAAGATCGCCATACTTTTCATTAAACTTATTAACATAAGTTTTGTATGAAAGAGTGTCTAATGGTTCCATTTTTGTTTCTTTGATAACTTCTTGTGTTGTTTTAACCATTAACCCAAGAATGTTTCTTTCTAACAGAACTCTTGTTTTTGTATCTGTTTCGCTTGCAAATATTTGAGAAATAGAAGCAAGGGTTTTGTAATTTGGAACAAACTGATTGAATACTTCTTGACCCAATCTTTTATTCATCCAGTTAATTAACTTTGTTTGTTCGTTAAATGAAGTTGTTTTATTAATAGCGTTAAAGTCTTTTTTGCTTTCTGCTATTAATCTTTGAGCGGTATAAACATCTACTTTTATTGTTTCGTAAATATTCCTAAATGCTCTTAATTCTTTTCCTA